TTGAACAACGTCCAACAGTCGTGGATTGGGGCGCTCTTTTCTGGTGACGTGAGATATGGCCTTATCGACAAAGGCTTCAACTGGTCGTTTCCTGACAACCCCCCGTGGACAGATACCGACGGACTATGGCAAGGGGAGCTCACCCCTTTTGTACGTGCTCGGACGTTGGTAGACCAAATCTTCTCCGACGCGGGCCTCACCTACGTCTCTGACTTCTTCGATTCTACCGACTTCGGAAACATCTACCTCCCCGCGTACAACGGGGTCAGTTCACCGAATACGCAAGACCAGACGGATAACACGATGGCCGGAGGTATCAGCGCCGACGTAACGGGGCCGAGTGCTTTGCAAAAGCTCCGCATACGTGATGACATCTCCCAAGGTGTTGACGCCTCCAGCAATTTCAGCAACGCGACAAACGCATACACGGCACCTTTCACGGCTCGCTATTCGGTACGTATCCACACGGTGTGGAATTTTACGGGAGCAGGTAACATCAAAATTCACCTGTACAAAAACGGCTCTCTCTACGAAACCCTTTTGGACAAGACCAACGCCGCCACCACGGTGGGAGGCTCGCTTGATTTCATCTACGACGGAAGCGGAGTAGGTACGGGCTTGACGGGCCCGGCTATCTTGCTGGAAAATGGGGATACGCTCGAACTTTACTTCGAGCTGTCCAACGGCAACTGCACCCTATACGCAGACCTTGGGGGTACATTGACGCCTGCCGTCGGTCAATTCTACACCAACTCAATGAGCGTCTTCAATGTCTCTCCTGCCCTCTCAGGCTTGGACATTGACCTCGCCTTGAATATGCCGGAGCTCAAACAAATCGACCTCCTGCTTTCGCTGCAAAAGATGTTCAACCTCGTCTTCATCCCGTCGGGTTTGAAAGGGCAACTCATCATTGAGCCTTTCGACGACTACTTCGACACAGGTGACGAGCTCAATTGGGACGAGAGGGTACACCGAGACAAGACAATCTCCCTGTACCCCACCACTGACATACAGGCCCGTCGTTATGACTGGACGTACAGGGAGGGGTTGGACTTCATCAGCGACGCCGTACAGAAAAGCCTCGACAGGGTATATGGCGCATACCGCGTGCTCGATCCCGACAACGACTTTGCCACGGGCGAGAAGTCCATCCAGACCCAAGTCGGAAACTACGTTATCTCCCTTATCCCCGGGTCAGGTTTTCCTATCCATCGCAGCCTTCAGTCCGACGGCAGCGCAGTAGGCAAGCCTTTGCCCATGCTCGCGTACTGGGGAGGGACGGTTACGACGTTTGGGGAGTGGTACGTTAGAAACGACGCAGGAACCACCGTTGGGCCTTCTACCTACTTTCCTTTGTTCTCTCCGTACTCGGCGGACTACCCCACCATCACCGACAACGATTTGAACTTCGGGATGGAGGCGAGCTTTATCCCGCAGGAGTGCAACCCTGTAAATACCCTATACTACAAATACTGGAAGGGATATATCCGGGAGCTGTACTCGGAGGAATCGCGGCTGCTCGAATGCACCATCAAGCTCCCCCTCATCGAGGTGATCACGTGGCAATGGAATAAAAAGGTCTTTATCAATGGGGCGTGGTGGCGTATCCTTTCAATGACTACCGACCTGAACGGCGACGGAAGCGCCAAGATAAAAGCCCGCAAGATTCAAATTTCGGAGACCGACTGCGCCGACACCCCCACAGGGTATAACGACCGATACAACTACATCCTCTTCAACAACTCAACGGGCAAAGCTCCTGACTTTGGCTCGGAAGAGTGCTGCACCAAGTACGGGTACCGCTGGGTCAACATCGACGTAGGAGTCCCCGGAGGTACTTCGCCTATGCAGATTTGCAAACCTCTCAACCAAACAACACAGCCCCAATGAAAGACCCCAAGCACATCATGAGAGGTATCGACCTCTTGCAAGCCTACAAGGTAAAGGCTCCCCTTCCGTGGTGGCTTACGCCCCTCGACTACCTCCTGACGGGGGTCTATTTGGCCTGCTTCTGCGCGGCGTGTGTGTTGGTCATTTATAACGTCTTGTCATGGCTCTGACGAATCAAGAAGTAGTATTCACCTTCAACGCTGAGACGGGCGGAGTAGAGCAGGTTACCACGCGCCTTGCCAAAGATATGGAGAAGGTCGCCGACGCTGCGGACGATGCAGCCAAGGCCACCGAGGAGATAGGCGAGAACGCGAAGAGCACAGGGCCGGGACTAAGAAAGGCAGGATTGCTGGGGGCAACAGGCTTCAAGGCGTTGGGTCTGGCCATCAAAGCCACGGGAGTTGGACTGCTCGTGGGTCTCGTGGTGCAGCTCACCCAGAAGATGACCGAAAACAAGAAAGTAGCAGATGCCCTAAAGGTAGCTATGGCAGCTCTTGGGGCTGCCATTGATATTTTGGTTGATGCCAGTGAGCCTTTGGTCGACATTTTATTGCGGGCCTTTACCGAGCCGCAGGTCGTTATCGAAGAGCTCAAGGCCAAGCTAACAGACCTCTTCGGAAGCCCCAAGGAAGCCCTGTTGAACTTTGCCGAACTCTTAAAGGAAAACATTATTAACCGCTTCGAGGGTATGCTCGAACTCGTCCCCAAATTGGGAGAGGCGATTGGGTTGCTTTTCTTGGGTCGATTTGGAGAGGCCGGAAAGGTAGCTGCGGATGCGGCAGCGAAGGTGACTTTGGGGGTGGAGAACATAACGGACAAAGTTGTAGAAGCTGCTGAGGCGGTGACTGAGTTTGTTACGCCTTTCGTAGAAGGGGTGGTGAAACAAACAAAAGCAGCTATCGCCTTGGAGAAACAAATGCAGGCTTTAGGCGACAGACAAAGAGAGCTGAACGTTGCCACGGCACAAGGCGCAGCAGAGGTCGAAGAACTCAAGAGACAAAGCGACGACCAGCGCCTCTCGATAGAAGAAAGAATCGAGGCCGCCACACGAGCCGCCGAGCTGAACCAAAAGTACGCGGATGAAAACGTGGCCATAGCTAACGAGAGGGCCAATCTTTTACGCCGGGAGCTTGAGCTGCAAGGTGAAAGTGAGGAGCGGTTGCAGGCCGTAGCAGATGCTGAAATCGAAGCGGCAGCAGCACGGCAAGCGAGCGCCACCATTCAAACGGAGCTACAAAACAAACTCTACGCCCTCAACCAAGAACTCCTCGCCCAAGAGCAGGAGCGTTTGGCGGCTGAAGAGGAGGCACGTTTGGCGCTGGAGGAAAGGTTGGCTGAAGAACAAAGGCTGAAAGACGAGGCCGCTGCCGAAGACGCAGAACGCAGAGCCAAGGAAAGGGAGGAGGAGTTAGCCAACGCCGAAGCCATCAAGAAGGCCCGGCTGGACATCACCAAGTCCACCCTCGACGCCCTCTCTGCCCTCAACGAAGCGTTCACGGGTGAGTCAGAGCAGGAACAAAAGAAAGGCTTTGAACGGTCTAAAAAGATACAGACAGCACAAGCCCTCATCTCGACATACGAGAGCGCGGTACAGGCGTTTAAATCGCTTGCAGGTATCCCCGTGGTGGGGCCGGGGTTGGGTACGGCTGCGGCTGTCGCTGCCACCGCTGCGGGTCTGGCTAACGTCAAGAAGATTCAAAGCCAAACGTTCCAAGGCGGGGCGAGTGGTGGAGGGTCTACCTACGCCGGAACGGGCGGGGCGGCTTCGGCTGCTACTGCCGCAGGCATAACACCGCCTGCCCCTACCCTCGACCTCGGATTCTTGGGCGAAGGAGCACAACAGCAAGTCATCGAGACGTATGTCATCAGCGAGAACGTCACAACCGCCCAACAAGCAAACAAGAAAATCCAAGATCAAAGCACGTTATGAGAATCGTAGAACTAATCATCGACGAAGACGCGGAGCTGTACGGCATCGACGCAATCAGCATCGTAGACCGTCCCGCCATTGAGCTCGACTTCATCGCCCTCAAAGAACAGAAGGTTTCCTTTGCGGAGGCCGACACAGACAAGCGTATCCTCCTCGGCCCTGCCCTCGTCCCGGACAAGCCTATCTACCGCAAGAACGGAGAGGATGAGTTCTACGTGTACTTCTCGAAGGCCACGGTACGACGTGCGGCGGAGCTCTATTTAAAGCACGGCAACCAAGCCAACCACACCCTCGAACACGAACACTCCATCAACGGCCTCACCGTAGTAGAGTCGTGGATGGTAGAGGACAAAGAGAAAGACAAATCCGCCCTCTACGGGTTGGACGTCCCGGTAGGTACGTGGATGGTCGCTGTCAAGGTAGACAACGAAGCTATCTGGCAGGAGTGGGTGAAGGAAGGCAAGGTCAAAGGCTTCTCCATCGAGGGCTATTTCGCGGACAAGATGAAGAAGAACCAAGACGAGGAAATGCTCTCGGAGCTTGTCCAGCAAATCGTCGACCTCAAATTTTTTGAGGCGTTGAAAAAAGAGCTCGATTCACTTGAGGATTGAGGCTTTCAAATACTCATTGAAAAAAAGGACTCCATGACTATCCAAGAACGAGTGCAAGAAGTCTTCAATCGTTTCAACGTCAACCTGACGGTGAGCGAGGAGAAGCGCACCGAGATGGCGGAAGCCACACTCGAAAACGGCACGGTGATCTACACCGACGCAGAACAATTCGCAGAAGGTGTAGAAGCCTACATCATCAACGACGAGGGTGAGAACATCCCCTTGCCTCCCGGCGACTACACGCTCCAAGACGGAAGCGTCATTGTCGTAGGTGATGGCGGTGTAGTTACTTCTGTTGGCGAAGCTACCGAAGAGGTAGTGGAGGAAGTAGAGGCTTCCGAAGAAGTTTCAGAATCAACCGAAGAGGTTGAAGCCTCAGAAGAAACCCAAGAGGTAGAGGCCTCTGAAGAAACGGAAGAGGTGCAAGCTGAGGAGACACCCAGCTACGTCACCAAAGCCCAAGTCGAGGAGATGATTGCTGCCGCCTTTGAAGCCTTGAACAAGGACGACAAGGAGGAGATGTCTGTGAACCCAGAAGCTCCCAAGGAGGAGAAGAAGGAAGAAGAGGAAGTGGTGGACGAGGTGGCCGTAGAACTGGCTGCCGTAAAAGCCGAACTCGAAGACATGAAGAAGCAGGCCGCAGAAGCCGGTCTCAAGCACAAGGCTCCATCTGTAAAGCGGGAGCCTCTCGACCTTAAGAATCTATCAACTCAGGAGCGCGTGTCAGCTCTCCTTCAAAACTTCTCTAAATAATGGCAAACGCAACTGTTGCCGTCGGTACTTACGCAGGGGAAGCGGCACGTCCTTACGTGTCTGCTGCTGTCTTGTCTGCCGACACCATCGCGAACGGATATGTGACCGTCCGTGAAAATGTTCACTCTAAAGCAGTTCTCCGGAAGTTCTCCGGCGTGGCTATCCAAGCCAACGACGACTGCGCGTTCTCAACTGCTGCTGGTCAGTTGACTTTGGGCGAGGCTATCTTGGCCGTTGACGCTCTGAAGATTAACGAGCAGGTATGCAACGAAGACCTCCGCGCTACGTGGGAAGGTGCTCAGATGCGCGGACAAAACTCCGCCGCACCTGCTGACTTCACGACGTTCGTGGCTCAGTACGTTG